ATGACTGCTGAACAAAAACGTAACTTATACGAGCAAGCATTAGGTGAAACAACACTTTCATTCAATTCCTCACAAGCTCAATCATTTAGACCACAAGCAGGGTACGACCCAGCAAACGGTACTTTACCATCAGGTGAGGTTGATATGAGTCAAATTATGGGGTTAATGACAAAATAATAGATGGCACAAATTATACAAAATAAATTTCCAATTGATTCAAATGCCCGTAAAGCAGTTGGATTTGGATTTCCTCTAAATGGGGATGCTGTATTTGTGCCTACTTACCAAACAAGAGATCAAATTAGAGCCAATTTAATTAATTATTTATTAACAAACAGGGGAGAAAGAGTATTTAATCCTGATTTTGGTGCGGATCTAAGAGCATTATTATTTGAAAATATAATTGATGATACTTTAGATGATTTAACTGATAGAATACAAAATAGTATTTCAATCTACTTCCCAGAAGTAAGTGTGAAATCTATTAAATTTGATAATATCCCAGATTCTAATGTGATTAACTTCATATTAACTTATGAAATCATTTTATTTGGGATTGAAGATACAGTAAATATATTATTACAATAATGGCTGATTTAAAAAGAGACATAAGATATATTAATAGGGATTTTAATGATTTCCGTAATACTCTTATTGAGTATTCTAAAACATATTTCCCTAACACTTATAATGATTTTACACCTTCTTCTACAGGTATGTTGTTCATGGAAATGGCTTCTTATGTAGGAGATGTTTTATCATTTTATCTTGATAACCAAATTCAAGAAACATTTATTCAAAAAGCTAGACAAACTGAAAACTTGTTTAATCTAGCTTATATGTTAGGTTACCGCCCTAAGGTAACTACAGCTGCTTCTGTAGATATTGATTTTTATCAACAAGTCCCTGCTAAAACTAGTGGTAGTGTTCAAGTCCCTGATTATGATTATGCTCTTTTAATTCCCGAAAACACTCAGGTTTCTTCAAATGTAAATATTAATATTAAATTTTTAGTTCAAGATGTAGTTGATTTTTCAGCATCTAGTTCTTTAGATCCTACAGAAGTATCAGTTTTCCAAATTTCAGGAAATCAACCCCAATATTTTCTTTTAAAAAAGACTAGAAAAGCTATTTCAGCTACAATTAGATCAACTCAATTCTCATTTGCTGGGGGGGTAAGATTTGATACTAGAAATATTAACGATTCTAATATTATAGGCATTTTAGATGCCTATGATAGCGATAATAATCAATGGTATGAGGTCCCTAATTTAGCACAAGAAAATGTGTTCGATACAATTAGAAACACGAATCCTAACGATCCTAATTTCTCTTCAGATAATGAAGTTCCTTATTTACTTCAATTAAAACAAGTTCAAAGAAGATTTGTAACTCGTTTTGTAAACACTGGGTCTTTACAATTACAATTTGGAGCTGGTAGTTATGGGGATAATGATGAAGAAATTGTCCCCAACCCAGATAATGTAGGTTTAGGTTTACCATTTGAACAAGATAAACTTACCACAGCGTTTTCTCCACTTAACTTTGTATTTACAAATACTTATGGTATTGCCCCTTCAAATACCACCCTAACAGTTAGATATTTAACAGGTGGGGGTGTAGGATCAAATGTTAATTCTGGAACTTTAACGGTTGTAGATGATACTAATATTAGATTTTTAAATACTAATCTTGGTAATACTTCTTTAGCTAACACAATATTTAATTCTTTAGCATCAAACAACCCATTAGCTGCAGATGGAGGTCAAGATGGTGATACCATAGAAGAAATTAGACAAAATGCTACTGGTAATTTCCAAAATCAGTTACGTACTGTAACTAAAGAAGATTACATTATTAGATCACTTTCAATGCCTGCTAATTTGGGGGTAATCGCTAAAGCTTATGCTATGCCTGCTAAAATAGCAGAATACCAACCTGGTGAATTACCTACAATATTAGATTTATATATTTTATCTTATGATATTAATAAAAATCTAAGAACTGCATCAGTAACATTAAAGAAAAATCTTAAAACATATCTTTCAGAATATAGAATGATTAATGATTCTATTAAAATTAAGGATGCGTTTATAGTTAATATCGGGATAGATTTTGATATAGTAGTTTTGCCTAATTATAATAATAATGAAGTATTAACTAAATGTATTGATGCTCTAACAGATTATTTTAACATAGATAAGTGGCAAATTAATGAACCTATTATGTTAAAAGATTTATATATTCTTTTAGATAAAGTAGAAGGTGTTCAAACTGTTAAAAATGTAGTAATTACTAATAAAGCAGGAATTGCTTTAGGGTATAGTACTTATGGATATGATATTCAAGGAGCTACAGTAAATAGTGTAGTTTATCCTTCAATTGATCCTATGATTTTTGAAGTAAAATATCCTAATAATGACATTAAAGGTAGAGTAGTACCATTATAATAAAGAGACATGGCAGTATACAAAATATTTCCTTCAAAAGACGCTACACTTTATAGCCAATTCCCCAATATGAATACGGGGCTTGACCCGATCTTAGAAGCATCTTCTTATTTATATTTAGGTAATAGATATAAAAGTAGGTATTTAATCCAATTTTCTACTACAGAAATTCAAGATATTCTTAATAATAAAGTAAATGGAAGTTGGACCACCAATTTAAAAAATTATAATGCCCTCACTTCAGGTTTATCTATTGATACTTCTTTGTATTTTTATACAGTTTCAGGTAGTTGGGGAATGGGTACAGGTCATTATGGAGATTCTCTACAAGTAACAAATGGTGCAAGTTGGAATTGGAGAACTGTCTCAGGTTCTGATGCTTGGACCTTAGCTGGAGGTGATGTTTATGCTTCTCCAGTATATTCTCAATCATTTGCTTATGCAAGCCCCTTAGATATCAGTGTTGATGTAACTAATACTATTAATACTTGGTATAGTGAATCTGTTCCTAATGATGGATTTTTAGTAAAATTAACAAGCAGTGTTGAAGAGTCAACTAACACAAATATTCAACCTATTTTTAAATATTTTTCAATTGATACCCACACTATTTATCCTCCTTATTTAGAATTTAAATGGAGTGATTATTCATTTGATACAGGTTCTTCAACAAATACAATTTTAGGAACTCCTGAAGCATTTATTTCAATTTATAATAATGCAGGGGTGTACTATTCTGAAAGTGTGCCTCGTTTCAGACTAGCATCTATCCCTAAATACCCAGATAGACAATTTATTACTGCTTCTTATTATACTCAAAACTATTATCTTCCTGAATCTCAATCATTATATGCTATTAAAGATAGCTCAACTAATGAATTTGTAGTTGATTTTGATTCTAATTACACTCGTATTAGTGCTGATGCTACTTCAAGTTATTTTGATGTATACATGAATGGTTTAGAACCCGAAAGATACTATACAGTATTAGTTAAAACTGTAGTAGGTGGTGTTACTAAAGTATGGGACGAAAACATTATGTTTAAAGTTGAGAAAGGATAATGGAAAAGGTAAATTTAAATAGACAAGTTTTTAATAAAGATAAATTTAATCAAACGGTTGATACTTCTTTTTCACAATTAGGTCCTCAACAACCAGATCCATCTTTCTTTGATATTAACTTGGCTACCCAAGAAGACTTCTTTACGTTATATGACAAGTTTTTCTTTGAAATTCCTAAGGAAGGAGATACTAATTCTCATATGTACTTAATTACTGAAAGTAGCAATTATGTTAATTTTCAACAGAATAACGAAGAAATTCAAGCATTACTACAAGAAATAACTGATTTAAGAGAAGAAAATTTAACATTGAGACAAGAAAATGTAGACTTATTAAGTAAATCTTATAATCCTGCCCAAAAAGCGAGACAAATAAGATCATCTTCTATCCAAGGTTAATTTTGAAAAAGTTATTTGTAGAAATATTTATAAATAAAAATAGATGACCCCAGAAGTTACAGCATCCATATTTCCTATAGATCCTAATATCCTAACCTCAGATGGTTACGAACTGGCTGATCAATCTATTATTCCTAATGAAAGTATTATTTCTGCTTTTATTCCTTATCAAGATAAAGTAGAATTATGGTTTTTTGATCCTAATAAAAATTTTATAGGAGGTAATAATGATTTTGTAGATTATACACTAGTCCAAGATCCTACCTCAGATGGAGATGGTACTTCAACTGTAGAAGTATCCCCAAGTGAAGATGCTTCTAATTTAGGATATGATGTTGGTAA